GACCAAAGCGTAGCGCCATAACTGGTCGCCGGTTATGGTTATGCTATGTGTACGAAGGAATAGCAATGTGGACTGGACCCGGAGATACAGTGCTCGAGTTTAGATATCACGAAAGAATTGAACATTTAATATGGAAACTAAAACAATGACAACATTTACTACTGACGACCGATTATCATTGGTTCCTTTACAAGATCGTATTACCAATTGGATTAGAGACTACGCCCAACAAGCTGGTATGAAAAGTTTGGTCGTGGGTATCAGTGGCGGTATTGATTCAGCTGTGGTCAGTGCGCTATGTGCCAGAACTGGTTTGAACACAGTGGCCGTGACTATGCCAATTCGTCAACGTCCAGACTTGCACGATCTTAGTATGCGTCAAGGTGCTTGGTTAACCGAACGCTTTGACAATGTGCGACATGATATCATTGATTTAACTTCAACCTTTGATGAGTTTGAAAGTCGGCTATCCACGTATCCAAACTTGTTAGGATTAGCAAACAGTCGTAGTCGCCTGCGTATGGTTACCTTGTATCAAATTGCTCAAACGGTTCAAGGTATTGTGGTAGGCACCGGTAACAAGGTAGAAGACTTTGGTGTAGGATTTTATACCAAGTACGGCGATGGTGGTGTAGACATTAGTCCCATTGCTGATTGCTACAAAACTGAAGTGTGGCAAATGGGTCGTGAGTTGGGTGTGTTACAGGACATTATTGATGCAGCACCTACAGATGGCCTATGGGATGATGGACGCACAGACGAAGGACAGTTAGGCATGACTTATCCTGAGTTAGAACGCATGATGGCCTTGGATTTTCTAAAACGGTCTAAGGCTGTAGATTCAGACATGCCGGGCAGTACCAAACTATCAGCTGATGACAGAAAAAAGCTCAAACAATATCAAGAAATTCGTGCTAGAAATCTACACAAAATGAATCCTATTCCTGTGTTCAAGAAATCTTAATCACCGTTCAAAACACGGATAAATTAGTATATCATTTATCTTTAAGGACTTACATGAAAAAAATAGGATTTATTGGCATCGGCAAGCTGGGCTTGGACTGTGCAGAAGTATTTGCTGAAAAGCACGAAGTTCGTGGTTACGACATTTATCCACGAGTTAGCAATAGTGTAAAAGTATGCGACATCGGTGAAGTAGTCAACGAAAGCGAATGGATTTTTATCGCTGTTCCTACTCCTCATGCCGAAGGTTACGATGGATCAGTTCCGTCAAGTCATATGACTCCCCGAGACTTTGGACATGATGCAGTGATTGATGCTATCAACAAGGTAAATCAACACGCTACCGGCTCTAAAAAAGTAGTGTTAATTTCTACAGTGTTACCAGGAACAACTCGCAACAAGTTTGTTCCGTTGTTAGATAAAAAACATCAGTTTGTTTATAATCCTTATTTAATTGCCATGGGGTCAGTCAAGTGGGATATGGTCAATCCAGAAATGATTATGTTAGGCACCGAAGACGGCAATCTAACCGGAGTCGCTGGTGAACTGCGAGATTTGTATGAAACGATCATGCAGAATAATCCACGTTATGAAATTGGCACATGGGACGAGTGCGAAGCTATTAAGATTTTCTACAACACATTTATCAGTGCCAAAGTCGGCCTGGTCAATATGATCCAGGATTTTGCCATGAAGATTGGCAATATCAATGTTGACGTGGTTACAAACGCTCTAGCCCGATCAACTATGCGTATCATGGGTCCTAAATACATGACAGCAGGTATGGGCGATGCCGGTGCTTGCCATCCTAGAGATAATATTGCCTTGCGTTGGCTAGCAGAAGAATACAATATTGGCTACGACTTATTTGATACTGTGATGCATGCCAGAGAGATACAGGCCAAAAACTTGGCCTTATTCTTGGTTGATCAAGCGCAACGACATAGTTTGCCAATTGTTATTCATGGCAAGGCCTACAAGCCCGACGTTGAATATTGTATTGGTAGTTACAGCACCTTGGTAGGATTCTATATTCGCGAAGCTGGATTACCTGTAGTGTATGTTGATCCACTAGCTGATGATCGTGCCCATTGCTTGGATACCGTTGACGGACCTGCAATATTTTTATGGGCACACAATAGAAAGATCACTTACGAATATACTGGTAACACGCCCGACACACAACCATACTGCAAAATTGAATCTGGCAGTATCATTGTTGATCCATGGCGCAAATTAGCATTTGACATGCCCGGTATCGCTGTGATGCATTACGGCAATACAAGAACCCAATAAGGAATACAATGGGATTATTTGATCGCTTTAAAAAGAAACCACCAGAAGTCAAGGCCGAACCGCGACCTAAAAAGGCGGAAAAAACTGCCAAGGAGTTGGCCACAGAAAAAGGCGAGCCGTATGTAACTATTCTCAGTATGGAAGTTGATCCTGAGAATATGCAAAATGGTGCGTTTGAACTTGATTGGAATGACAAGTTCGTAGCCAATCTTGTTCGTGCCGGCTATCGAATGAATCCCAAAGATACCGATTCGGACATTGTGGACCGTTGGTTCACTGCGGTATGTCGCAATATTGTGTTGGAGACATATGAGCAATACAAAGCCATGGACCCGGAACGTGATCGCGTAGTTAAATCACGTAACATTGGTGACGGAAGGTCAGAAGTATCATGATCCTAGCTATTGGCGACAGTAATTTATATCCGGCCTGTACCGAGTCAGATCAACCAGTGGACCTTGATAATATGATTGTGGTGTTTAGTCGGCAGTTTGCTGAATCATTCAGTTGCTGGGCTAAGAATGGAGCTAGTAATTATTGGATAGAGAATCATATAGACTATTTCTTAGCCGACGAAAGATGGGAATCAGACACATTGTTGTTTATTGGTTGGACTAGTTTTGAACGAGAAGAATGGCCTTGGTTGTATAACAATATTAGCGTTTGTGGTGGCCCAGACTTTGGTATGCCAGAACCAATGAAGGCTCGATTTAACGAATGGAAAACAACATTAACCGGCGACTACTATCGTAAAATGACACAGTTGTGGCATGACAGAATTCATGCTATGCATTTAAAATTGCGTGAGCGTGGCGTACCACACCTGTTTTGGACTACCTATAACAATTTTAACACTATTGCTGATCAACAAGAATGGCATGGAAACTTTTACAAGCCCTACGATGCTGACGGGTGCATGGCTAAATGGTTCGAATCAAACAATATCTTGGCAAACGAAGGAGACCCATATCATTATGGTTCTGCTGCTCAAGCAGCTTGGGGTACTGAATTAAGTCTCCATGCTCGAAAATTCGTTCTATGATTTTGTATGTCAATGGTGACAGCCATACTGCTGGCGCCGAAGCGGTAAATGCTCATGCATTTGCTGAAGACGATCCTAAATTATATTACCTAGGGCGACTGCCACACCCAGAAAATCTTCAAGTCACTTGGGGTAAACTATTAAGTCTTGCTCTCAATGCTGGATTTCAATGTGAGGCCGAAAGTGCCAGTTCTAATGCTAGAATACTGAGAACTACCCGTGCTTGGTTAGCAGAACAAAAAAATAACCTACAAAATATTTTAGTTGTTATTCAATGGTCAACATGGGAACGTGAAGAATGGCTATACAACGGTGTTACATATCAGGTCAATGGCAGTGGTATTGATCAAGTTCCGCCCGAAGCTGCTGAACGATATCGCAACTATGTTGTCGGGCTTGATTGGCGACAAAAAACGCAAACAGCACACGATGAAATTTGGGCATTTCACCAAGAACTTTTGGCCCAAGGTATTTCTCATGTATTCTTTAATGGTAACAATGATTTTAGTTCCATCGTTGACCAAAAGGATTGGGGAGTTAATTATATTGATCCTTATAATCCAGCCAGCACTTATCATGCTCAATTACAGGTTGCAGGACTCGAAACGGTCATGCCCGATTCATATCATTATGGAAGAGATGGGCATGCTTGGTGGTTTAAATACTTACTTAAATACCTAATGTCCAACCGGTTTGTATGATATTTAGAACTCGAAATATTCCAAAACAACTTAGCACAGTTCATGATTTTGGTATTAAAAATTTAATAGTCAGTGGATGCAGTTTTACCTATAACAGCACTGATACCGCAGCAGTTACTTGGCCTTATTTCCTTAGAGATCTCGGAGGTTTTGATCAGGTGCTGGATACTAGTTTGCCCGGGGCAGGTAACAGCCACATATCAAATTCGTTGATTTGGGCGTTGGAAATGGATCAACCAAATCCAACTAATAGTTTGGTAATAGTGATGTGGTCTGGACATGATAGAGATGATTATATATTCCCCAAAGAGAATGTAAACAATCAGTCATCTCCGTTCTATTACGGCAAAAATGTAATGTCGTCAATTAGGAATGCAGGTGAGATTTTTCCAGAACCCAATAAAAATGGTATCGCGGATGAATTAAAAAAATTATCAACAGCAAAAAACAATGAATCAAGAGCTATAGAAAATTACCTTTATATTGCAAAAACTTATCAGTATTTAAAATCCCTAAACTATAAGTTTTTGTTTTTGAACTTTATAAATCTAAAAGAACCAGTGCGCGGAGAGGTGGGCGGAACCGATTCTTTTGATATAAAAAAACACCTACCAAATTCAGCAAAACAACGATTAAATTCAATGATAACCGAAATTGATGACCCGTACCATTTTTCTGTCAGATACAACTTGATAGATACCGACGATTTTCATCCCAGCTATTACGGGCATTTAAGATGGACTAGAAAGGTATTGATACCACATTTACAAACCGTATTTGTTTGACAAGTTAGTCAATATCTGCTATACTAGCAGTATGAAATATGTTCTTATTGATACGGCTAATATGTTCTTTCGTGCCAGGCACGGTGCTTTTCGCGCCGCTGATACGTGGGAGAAAATTGGATTTGCTCTCCATGTAACCCTAATGAGTGCCAACAAAGTGGCTCGACGCTTCGAAGCGGATCATGTGGTGTTTGCACTGGAGGGGCGCAGTTGGCGCAAAGACTACTACAAACCCTACAAAAATAACCGTGCTGTGGCCCGGGCGGCGCTTACAGAAGCTCAAGCAGACGAAGATAAGATGTTCTGGGAAACTTATGATAATCTGACTAAATACTTGAGTGAAAGGACCAATTGCTCAGTTGTAAGATGTCCTACAGCAGAAGGCGACGATATCATTGCTCGCTGGATCGCACTACACCCTCAAGACGAACATATTGTTATCAGCAGTGATACCGACTTTGTTCAATTAATAGCACCCAATGTCACGCAATACAATGGTATCACAGACGAACTAATTACCATACAAGGAATTTTTGATGCTAAAGGTAAACTGGTTATTGATAAAAAAACCAAAGAAGCAAAAACAATACCCGATCCGGAGTGGTTACTTTTTGAAAAGTGTATGCGAGGCGACAGCTCAGACAATGTGTTTTCGGCCTATCCAGGTGTTCGAACTAAAGGAACAAAAAATAAAGTTGGTCTCCTGGAGGCGTTTGAAGATCGCAAGACTCGAGGATATAATTGGAACAACATGATGCTGCAACGCTGGTCTGATCCAGATGGTGTAGAGCACAGAGTATTAGATGATTACGAACGTAATCGAGAATTGATCGATCTAACAGCACAACCACAACCTATTAAAGATACAGTAGATGCTGCCATACGTGAGCAGATCAGTCACAAAGACATTGGACAAGTGGGCGTGAGATTCATGCAGTTCTGTGGCAAATATGAATTGAACAAGTGCAGTGAATCGGCAGATAGTTTCGGTCGTTGGATGAACGAAACATACAAAGGTGTATTGAATACTTAAAAAGGAGTCATTAATATGGCATTAATAGCAAAACCCGTGGTGGACAAACAATTTTGGATACTACAAGAAAACAATCAAAAGGTCGGCAACATTGAGGCATGTGCTGGAGGATATCAAGTAAAAATTAACAATCAGATCGCACAATACAAAACTATAAAATTGGCGGCTCGCAATGCTAATATTATATTTGAAC